GTTTGTGGTTTTCATGTAGCCTCTGGACAGTTCACGTTCATGTAACTGGCCTTTGGTATCAATATACTGAAGAACTGCTCCGTAACCGCCTGGGCCGTCTGGATTTCCGCGTGCTGCGCCGTCGGTATAGATTTTTACCTGCATATTTGACTCTCCTTGGATTTCAAGTTAAATGTTTAAATAAAAGTGTTTATATAAAATTTATATTTTACAGTTACGCTGCTCTTGATTATACCTGCTCTTTTCTTTCGGCGCAAGAAATTTTTGCCCATATGCCGGTGCGTTCAAATTCAGCTGCCGCATTTCCGGCATTTTTCACAAGCTCCTGATCATATCCCAGCATATCCAGAAGACGGATGGCATTTCGTGTAGTTGCTCTTCCAGGCTTGAGAAGATAATTGAACACCACTTCCTGTTCCCGGACTTCCTCTTCAAAATGATAATTTGTATAAATTTCATCCAGAATATAAGAAAGCTCAATATCATGAGTCGCCGCAAAAGGCAGTATCCAGTTTCCCCGAAGAGAATTTAAGATCTGCGAGGAAGCCGCGATCCGCTCAATGGTGTTTGTACCCCGGAGAACCTCATCGATCACACAGAGCAGAGGTTCTTTTTTCCTGCTTTCATCCAGGATCCGTTTCAGAGACCGGATTTCTACAATGAAATAACTTTCTCCGCTGCTGATATCGTCCCGCAGCGCCATGGAAGTCATTACTTTCAGAAACGGTGTCTGACAGGATGTGGCTGTACAGGTGTGGATGGTCTGTGCAAGAATACTGTTGATCGCCACATTTTTCAGAAATGTGGATTTGCCGGAAGCATTGGAGCCGGTAACCAGGGTGCCTCCTGTTGCAGTGATACTGTTTGCCACCGGATTTCTGATCAGAGGATGATAGAGATCTTCTATTTTAAGCTGGATCGCAATATCAGATTCCTCTGACCAGGGCATAAACACGGGTATGCTCCAAAGTGACAGTGTCCGGCGAAAAGAAGCTATGGAAACCAGCGCGTCCAGTTCCCCGATATTATCGATCAGCAACATGATCGTATCTGCTTTGTCTTTGATTTCTTTTAATAGGGAATTGTATGCCAGAATGTCCACATGAAATACCATCCGCACATAACTCATCAGCAGCTGAAAAGGATCTCCGGAATCTGCATTTTTGCCGGTGATCAGAAAGGCTTTTTTCCGGAAACGGCGGAATTCTTTTTTTCCTTCCGCGATCGCTTCCATCTGTTTTTGGGCTTCAGGATATTTCACGATCTGCATCTGATCTGCCGCTTCCAGCATTTTCAGAAGATGGTTAAAGCAGTCCATATAAGCTTCTATGACCTGCTGCCCTGCACTGGCATAATAGATTGCGATATTGGCGATCATCAGACACATGAACACCAGAAATCCCATCATCGGATACATTGGAAGCAGCACAAAAATACTAACAAGAAGCGCCACCAGCATCAGAATATGGATTTTTATATTGATCACAGGTGCATCATTGAGGGCAAGCACTGTGTCCGCCAGAGAGCCAAGCCTTGTCTTCCCGATGGAGGCCAGAATCAGCTGAAGATCTGTCCGTTCTTTTTCGTGGGTATCAAAAAAATGTATCAGTTTCTCACGTTCTTCCAGAATTTCTTCGTTAAAAACAGGCCTTCGGAGAATATTATAGAGAATATCTTCCCCAGGTGAGGAAAACGTCTGATTGATCTGTATAAAGATCCGATCCATATCCAGATCGTTCCAGGTAATATCATCAATATAAAATTCCCCGTTTTCTTTTCTACGGAAATAATGGGAAATACGCTCCAGATCATCCGGGGAATATTCTCTTTCCGGAATTTTTCCGAAAATTCTTTTTATTCTGTTTTTCTGAGTTTTTTTCCACTTGTGATTGTTCCATGCCATCATGACAATAAACAACACAACAATTCCTACTGCCCACAGGATCACCTGTAAATAAGGGTTCATGCTATATCTCCTTCCCGTTTTTAACTGAATCAGGGAAGTCTCCCTGCAAGGTTGCGAATATCCTCTTGATACAAAAAGTCCCCGTCAGCGGCTGAACTGTTGCTGACAGGGATATGGCTTTATTATACCCAGTCTACAAAAAATGTGTGGTCTTTATAAACTTCGTATTCCACTTTGCTGAAAGTCAGTGGCTGTTTTTTAAATGCACTGTTCATCATAAAATACATATAATTAAAGTCTTTCTTTTTAAATCCGCTTAAGGTTCTCGCTTTTCCGGTTTTTACATAGTTGTTGAAAATAGTCATCGCTTCTCTGGCAGCCTGATATGCAAGTGTACGGTTCTCAAAAGTTCCTTTGAGCCGCTTCGCAAGAGCACCATCTCTTACAACAGAATACTGTGGTGTCGTACTGCTTCCAATGTTTTCGTAAATTACACCTCGAATTGTTGAAGGAAACTCTTTATCGGACTTAATTGTACGGTTCAGGACACAAAGTGCGACTGCTTCCATACCGATTTTTCCCTGATTGCCCGCCTCAGCTTCACAAAGTGCTGCCAGAAGAGCCTCATCCGTTGTCTTTCCGTTTGCAATTCCCGGATGACTTTTATATTCCTTAACCATTGTATAATAACGACTGTTTGTGTTGTCATAAACCTTAACATTTCCGTTACTTACATTCACATTTGGTTTACTGGTCTTTGCAGTTGCCACACCTGTTGCGGATATGGAATATGTAACACCATTTACTGACACGGTTGTGCTGACAGCCATGACTCCATTACTCTTAAAGTAATAAAGCTTACCACTGATCCGATTCAGACCAGTATACATATAACCGGTATCTGTATCAAAATAATACGTGATATTTTTGGAGGTATTCTTAAGCCAGCCTGTCGCCATCACACCGGAATTACTGTAGAAATAACGTTTCTGCCCTTTACTGTTTTTCATCCAGCCAGTAGCCATAACGCCTTCACCGCTTGTGAAATAATACTTCTGGCCTTTGCTGTTCTTCATCCAGCCCCTGGTCAGTTTACCGGTCTTTGGATTGAAATATCGTTTATGCTTCTTGGAATCCGTCATCCAGCCAGTTACCATGGCTCCTTTTTTGCTTGTAAAATAATAGGTCTTTTTTCCAGATACACTAAGCCAACCCTTGACCTGAACACCGGTTGTTTTATTGAAATAATACTTATATTTTCCTAATGTCAGCCAGCCTTTCTGCTTACTTCCGTCACTTTTTATGTAGTAAGTTTTTCCTCCAATGGTTTTAAAACCGGCAGTTGCCGCCTGAACGTCCGTTGTGGAATTTGATAGAAACATACATCCTGTGAAAAGCAATGCAACCAGAATCAGACCTTTCAACCATTTTCTTGTTCTGAAATTCTTCATAATTTTCCCCATTTCCTTATAACTGATACAAATGTATCAACTCTGTTTCAAAAATTACAAAAATGTTACATCGCGTTTATTATATCGTAACGAATAAATACTGTCAACTTTTTTGTAACTGTGGACAGCTTCCGGCCATATGATGAACTGTAAACAAAATTCTGGAGGACTTATCGATGAGTGACTTAGCTGCTACAAACTGTAATGACTGCGGATGCGGCTGCGATTCCGGATGCGGAAACAATAGTTGCGGATGTAACGGTGGATGTAACAATGGATGCGGATGTAACAATGGCTGGGGTACTTCCCTGTTTGGCGGCGGAGGAAGCAGCTGCTCCTGCATTCTCTGGATTATCTGTCTCCTGTGCTGCTGCGGAAACACAGAATCCAGTAAAATCATAGGTTTCTAACGGTAAATGTAGGAGTAACATATAAATAACCCCAAACGGGTTAAGCGTTACTCCTACGTACCGCTCTATTTAATTATCAACAAGAAATTCCTGGAGCTTATCCCGAGTTTCTTTCATCTTCTCGATTCCATTCCCGGTAATCTCATGATTAATTATCACAAGAAGGCATTTAAGGATCATTTGATTTGTGTCCTCATACTGCTTCATTCTCTTATTGTCTTTGTCAAGAAGTTCTGTATGTTTCTGCACGGCTGTCTTCATATCTTCACTGGGTTTTCGAAGCTCTTTGATGATTTTCCAGATGCCCCAGATGCCACCTACGATTGTACAAAACCACATAATCTGATCACTGGTGATTGTGAATCCCATTAATCATTATCCTCCTCGGAAATACTTGTGTTTTTACCTTCGATAAACTGAGTAAATGCCTGATGCAAACCAGTGGAAGCAAGTCCCATAACTGCTCCGTATACAATGGACTCAACCGAGAATCCACTTACGAACCCGTTCAGCACGGCTCCGATCACTGCCAGAATACACGGGATGTCAGTGTTCGGAATTTTACTTAAAAAAGTCGCGTGTTTGATGATATAGCCCACCACCAGACAAGCGACCAGCACTACAAGTACGAAATGTTCAGTTAATGTTGTAAAATCCATTTTGAAATCCTCCTTTAAATTAAATGTCTTCTGCTCCAGAAAATTCCGGAAGTGTTTTGAGATATTCATATGCAGCCTCGACCGTCATGTTACACTTATCAGTAGTTTCATATGTAACGATTTTCTGATAGGGATTATCAATGTCACCACTCTTCTCCTTATCTCTGGCTACATTGGATACCATAGATGCTACAGATATGGAACTATGGCTATTTGTGACATTGAATATATAAAGAATTCGGTGATAGTTGGTAACAACTCCATCGTCCTGCATAATTTCTTTTTTTAATGCCATTACGAACCCTCTTTCTATGAAAATGTAATTTTTATACTTGCTGTGATGGCGCAAGTCGCATTATTTGTAGCGTTTGTAGTATTTGGCATCGTTGCTCTTATGTTAACACCATGTCCATCGCCAATGATAGATGCTGAATAAGCATTAGGTTTGACATACGAACTTGATCCATATAATGATTTTCCATTTTGACTAACTGCGATTCCGTTTACGCTAGAGACACTTACCCCTGTCGCACCTATTATCGGCCTTGAAAACGGCATATAAAATAATATTTCCTTTCCGCTTGTAACAATACGCCCCTGTAGATATACGATAACAGTAGTAGTATCACCTTTTGTGAAATATGGCTTGAATTCATGATTTCCCTCAAATCCTAAAATTAAAGCATCTGGCGATACTAGACTTTGCCCTCTTATATTTCCTGACCAATCCACCGTAAAAGCATTTGAACGTTCGGTATCCGATGATCCATTTCCTACGGAAAAAGCATAATTACCGTCAGCATTATAACGACCGATAGCAGTTTGATAGTTGTTTTTTGCTATAGTCCCTAAACCACCTGCATGAGAATACTGTCCGATAGCTTTAGTGTCTCTACCTTCAGCATGGGAATCATCACCGGACGCTTCCGAATATGAACCTTCGGCATGAGATGATAGTCCGCTTGCTACACTATTCCATCCTTCGGCATGAGCCTGTTTTCCGCTGGCAACTGCCCCAGTACCTTCCGCATGGGCATACGATTCGCTCGCTTTTGTGCTACTACCCTCAGCGTGGGAATAAGACCCACTTGCCGTACTACCACCTTCGGCATGAGATGATACTCCGCTTGCTGTACTATTCCACCCTTCGGCATGAGCACAAAAGCCAGTTGCGGCATTATTACACCCCTCAATAAGCGAGTATCCCCCGGATGAGGTACCAGTTTTTCTTTCGCCAAAAGTATAAAACGCATAAACTGAATTACCGCCATTCGGATCTCCAGCTGTTCCGTAACCAATTTGGGCTATAACTGTGTTTTCGTTATTGACCATTAGCCCGTTGCTATTTATTCGAGTATATCGACTGCTTGGATTTCCTATCCTTACTGTCGAACCAAACTCAGCATAATCGCCAATGGCCAAATTTCCGTTTGAGGTCGGTTTCATAAGAATGTTTCCAAACTTCAAACTGTTCTGAATTTCGCCATCTGAAATATGAAATGTTTTACCAGTAATCCATGCTGTAGCATCAGAATCTGGTGTCACTTCCGTATCACTGGTGCCTTTAAACTGAATCGAATCATTTGTGATTTTAACCTTCAGATCGCTGGAAGACTCTCCCAGAATAATATCACCATTATCAAAAGTGATATAATCCTGATGATTCTCTACGTCAGCGTCGTCTGTACTTATCAATTTTTCCCAATTCAACTGCCATCCTTTCGCTGTCTGTATAAATTCGGTAGTGTTTTTGGTATAAAGCTTGTAGTCATCAGATAATTTTGTTACTTCTTCTTGTGAAGCTTTGAGCTTGATTGCATCTGCGTTATTCGAAATGCTGGTTTCAGCTTTCGATAATCGACTTTCCAATTCTTCTGGGTCCTGAATCCATGAAAATGTGAACTGCTTTGTAAAACTATTACCTTCAACAGTAATCGGAATAGTGGCTTCGCATGGCGGCGTAATAGTGGCGGTCGTGGTAAAAGTAACAGTGACTTTCGATGTGCTGTTGCCAGAAACAGTCGCGCTAATGCCTTTGGGACATATGATCTGTTTTTCTGCAATCGTGATCGCCGAACATTGATCTTTGCCACGATATGCTGTCACTTCCGTTGTACATTTTTTGCCGGCTGGAACTTCATCCGCGTTACCTATAAAAATATAAGACTCTCTGGAAAGCGTGACCGAATAAGCATCAGAAACATTAACTAATGTAATTTGATCAGATGATATTACTGCCATTATGCCTCCTTATCTTCTTTAACATCGTCCTCTTGAACTTTTTCTATTTCAATCCAGTCTTCGATATCATCAGTATCAACACAAATGGTATGAATATCATTTCTCACAAGTTCCATTCCAGTATCAGCTATCAAACGATGAGTAATTTCATAATCTGTGTTATCGGGTTTAATTGGAGATATTGTGACACCGCCATCCGCTCTTTTATACCGATATAGTTTTTTAACAACCATATTAATTCTCCTCTTTATTAGTGTAATCATATATGATAGTTGCGTTTGCTGCGCCCCAAGGCGCTCCAGACACGGCTCCTTCGGACCATGGAACTCTGATAATAGTTAAATTAGGGCAATTTGAAAAAACGGTGGAATACATGTTTTTTACGATCGCTTCGAAAGTGATATTGGTTAAACCGGAACAGCCAGCAAAAGCCTCATCGCCTATACGTTGTACACTAGAAGGAATCCTATTCAATGTTATTTTAGGGCAAAAACAGAATGCTTTATTCCCAATATCGACAACTCCATTCGGTAACTTAGATAACATTAAATTATCACAGTTACCGAAGGCAAACGTGCCTAATACTTTGAGATTAGTTGACAGTTCAGTTAACGTTAAACCGGTACAGTATCTAAATGTCTCATATCCAATAGATATGATGCTATCTGGCAGTTCAGTCAGTATCATTTTAGAACATGAACGAAAAGCACGATCACCAATATCAGTGATATGGTCTGGCATTTTGGTTAACGCCAATTTGGAACAATCGTAAAAAGCACCATTACCGATGGAGATTAAACTGCTTGGTAATTCCGTCAACGCTAAACTATAACATGAATAAAAAGCATAATCGCCAATGGTGATTAAACTGCTTGGCAATTCAGTTAATGATAACAGCGCATTCTTATAAAAACAGTTTTTTGGGATTTCTGTCCATTCCGCATTGAAAGTTCCTCGAAGGACTTCTGCTGTTTCATCCCACTCATAGGATATACTCGGTGAATTGTCACTATAACCGTATATCAAATTCTGAATCGCAGCTGAGAGAGTGGAATCATTTTTCTTTGTCTTCGCATTGGCTTTTTGCAGCAAGGTCTCAAGTTTGGTCTTGATTGTCATTAAGACACCTCCCCTATCAGATCATCCACGCCAGCTAACGCTTCATTGATTTTTGTAACTTTTCCATCCAAAGATTCAATATTTTCATTCGTTTTTTCTAATGCTTTGGAAGTGACATTATTCACATAAGTTTCAATGCTGGGTTTCACTGTTTTGGTAACATATTCATCTATGTTGGATTTGGCTGACGCATTGACATATTCATCCACTTTTTGTTTCGAGGTTGTCTCCATGTACTTATCGATATCCATTTTGACGTCGGCTTCAATCTTCTCAAGAATAGTCAGCTGCTGTTCTGGGGTAACCTGCTGTTCTACATCAAGTCCACCTAATACTCTTCCGGTCCCAGGCCGGGTATTGAATGATTTGGTAATTTTATCATCCTGCTTCTTATAAAGCTTAATGCTAAATCTTACATCTCCTGAATATGCAGTAACATCCGGAGCCATGAGCCAAGTGAATGATGTTTCATCGTCATCTCCGGCCATATCGTCAGCTACATAATAATTTCCAACATTATTGGCATTTACATAATTCACTCTGGCGGTAAACTCCGACATATCAAATCCACTGTAATATCTCGGCATTGTAAACCTAACACGATTGACTTCAATATCACCAACAACGCCAAAAACAGCACCGTTATTCGGTATTGTGATAGTCCTCAGCCGTTCATCAATAACGAGATTTATCAATAAGATATTCTCATCCATAAAAACACCTCCTTTATGCTACCAGTTCACATTTAAAAGTAACCTTTACACTCATATCTTCCTGTGATGGTGTCAATGTGAAACCGTCATTACCAAGTCTCGAATCGCTACTCTGTATTGCTGTAAAAGAATTATCGTCAGTATTCTGTGATCTCCACTGTAAATATGCATCGGCCCCAAATGTTCTCTTCATGGTAGAAGAATCCGTAATTTGATCATTTCCATGATATAAAACAACGGATAAAACAGTCGACGTGTCATCATTCTTAAAAGCGGTACCTTTTGACGATTCTATCCTAAGAAGCGTGGTAACTTTATTTTCAACTTCGGCTACATCATCTTTTGTGGCAACCACCTTTGAGGATATCTTCAAATTCGTGACTTCAAGGTTCATCTCGCCAGTTACGGTATTGAAATCAAATGATGAATTCTTACCAACAAGCTTAAAGCTGCCATCTGCATAAGCCTGCAAAGGCGCTTCGTTTTTGCCGGTCAACGAACCATCGCCCATGCCGACACCAGTTGTAGAAATGTAAATGCCGCTCGTCGGGTCTTTTATGGATTCTTTACCGCTATAGATTGCATTTCCGCTCATATCGAACCCAGCGATCTTGGCTTTAAAAGCTGACAAATCCACAACATCAATCGATGCCGCCTGAATTTTCTGACTATTTACTTCGGCCTCGGAAACCCCATTCGCTACATTTATCGCTTTTACGATAGAGTCTTCTCCGTCTGGGCCAGTAATTATAAGGCGATCTGTTTTTATTGTACCGGCAGTTATGGTGTCGGCGTTGATAGATTTGATCTTAGCCGCTTCGATTGTTGCGTCGGCAATTTTAACATTGGTAATCGCACCATCATGTATGGTCGCTGATCCTATAGAACCATCTTTGATAACTCCATTTTGAATCCAGGCGTTATTTACATTTGCAAGATCAATATCTGCTTTTTTAGCAACTATCTCATCAGTATGTATCTGCTTCGTTTCAAGTGAATCGATTCGTCCTGTGGCAGCATTCAAATCCCCAATATCTGCTTTACCGGCCACCAAATCCTTGATGTTTGCCGATTCTGCTGTAAGGGTTTTAATATCCACTTCATTGGCATCAAGCCGACCTGTGATTGTAACGTTATCAGCCGTGAGATTTTTAATGTTGGCCTCAGTTGTATCAAGGCGTCCTGTAATTGTGACGTTTCCTGCTTTAAGATCCTTGATGTCAGCGGAATTAGCGGTAAGCTGATTGTTAATAGTAACATTATCCGCTGTAAGTTCATCAATTCGTGCTTTTTGCGCTTCCAGGTCTTTTATGGTTGCCTTATCTGCAATAAGTATATCGAAATTTCCAACTCTTTCGCTAAGATCGATAACATCATCATTTCTCGCAGCCGGACTGGATACATTGCCTGTAACTGTAGCAGTATGCCTTCCTACTGATACCCGAACTCTCTCTCCCGTCTTCACGACTACTGTAGAGGTATATGGAGTAAGTAAATCTGATCCATCCAATCTTACGTATTGAGATCCACCATATTCCACAATCGTACCATAAAGATATGTATCTTCTGTCTGTTTTGTGTTATTGCTAGTGACTTTCACGAACTGCGAAATCAGATTTTTAGATAACGCCATTCAACTCACCTCCATAAGTTTGTCGTGAATACGGCTGTTTCCGTGACTTTACAACCTGGTTTGCATTCGATTGACTGTCTTATAACTTTCGCTTTAACATCAATCAGACCAGCACGTTCATAGTTCAGGCGCACACAATCGTACAAACGTACCGGACAATATCCATGCGAATATGAAATTGTGTATTCAACAGAGGAAAGTTGTGATAATAAAGATGTGGCGTAGTCTTTGACCTGTTGATCGGTAGGCTCGCCAGAGAATTGTGGATCGGTCTCTCTATGAACAATTTCTCGTCCACGGTTAACCGTAGAAGTGGGACTGTTTGGATCATCATTAATAACTCTTGCGAAATAGTTATCGTGGCTTCCTGAGAAATAAACTTCGACCACATTCGGGATTCCGTAAATATCATGTTCGATACTCATGTCCGGATATAGTATTGAACTATTATCATCGGTATATGTCCAAACAGGTTGTAAAGAAGCCGCATCCTGATCCGGAAGGAAAAGGACACGGCCTAATTCATCAAGTCCGATATTATGTTTTGCATTTGATAGTAGATCTTTTGTATAGGTTAACCACGTATCGCTGGTGTTAGCTACAAAATCACTATAGAGCTTATCGCTGGTTACTGTCTCGGTAACTGGCGCTCGTATGTTATCTCTCACGATCTTGTAAGCGTTATTCATAACATTTCCGCCCTTGAGAATTGAATATCCCAAAGGAGGTAGTCCTTCCTTCAACTCCAATAACGGCGTATAAGCATCAATGGACACTTTCTGATAGCGACCATCAAAATTTGATTTCGGGGTCTGAATCAGAAAAGTGCCCATCGGAAACTTCTCTCTTATTCCATTTTGAATCGTTATAAGGTATACTCTGACGTAGCATTCTCCTAACACACTACTTACGTCAAAAGACGCAGAGCCAAGTGTTTCGGCATCTGCGTCCCGTTCGATATTACTCTGTATCACATCAGTTATCTGGGATTTATCACACCAGGTCCCAGGATCCACGACATAATACTCAAAAGTCTGCTCCATGGACTTGGTCCAATCCGGCATGTTAAATTCCTCCTTCTACCCTTGTTATATCAAATGACACAGGTATCTTAACCTCACAATGTGTCTGACTGATCGAAACTGCAATGTTGGCCCAATATCCGGTTCCCGACGGTTCTCTGACATATACGTCCCCACTGTATATTGCCAATCGTCTCAGGGCGTATAATGTTTCAACATCATCTCGGGGAATTTCAACACTCCACGATGATGTCTCTCCAAGCTGAGTGCCGTAATAAGAAACCGGGCGTTTCCGCCCAATGTATTCGACAATCGACACATCGACACCGTTTTTGTCTGACACATCGATATTATATGGAAGTCTTACTAACGAACCGGACCATAATGGCTCTTCCGGTATGTCAGCTTCATTTGCGTCAGATACAACCAAATTATCCCATGTTTCGTTCCACTGAATAATAACTCCAACTTCATGAATGGGGTAACCAGGCATATCGTAATAGCTCACAGCTCCGGTGCTATCGCTTATGGCCACGATTCGATAACGGGCATAATCGAGTGCTGGGTGTGGGTCTGTAACAAATGTACTTTCAGAATTATCCAAACCACTTGCAATCTCAAGTAGTTCTCCATTGTATTCTCTTCGATATACAGCCAGACTTACACCCGACACAAGATTATTGCCACTGTCTACACAATACGGTCTTATATGACAAGAATACGTATCCGGATCATACTCGATATTGGCGTTTACCCCATATACCTGGTCGATCCATGATACGTCGAATTCTACTTCATCGGTAGCGGTGAGTCCCGAATCTAACGATACGGTACATACGACTTTGTATGTGATATTATTCTCAAGATCAATATTACCGGCAGATAATTCAACCAAGAGATCCTGATTGGTATCGAAAAACTTAGAATATACTTCCTCCCCACGACTGATAATAGTCTCGGTGCCAGTCCTATCGCTTGTGCTATAAGACTGTGTGGATATAATAGACAGGTGATAACCCAATACTTTCTGCGTATTCGGACCGGCTTCACCTTTTACATAAAACGGAAAATTCCCCAACGTAGTAAGCTCTGAATCGGTTGAATCGGTCACATTAAGCTGAAGTGTTGGAACGGCATATACATCGATTGTTCTTTGTACTGACCAATCACCATATGTATTAGTAACTCCGGCTGTTCGAACTCTCCACAGTATTTTAGTACCTTCGGAATACGCAGAAGTACTTAAAACTTTATAACTGGTATCGTCAATATCATCACCTGTTTTGGTATTCTTTATCGTTTCGACATTACTTACCCCATTAATAATGGTTTCCAGCTCAGCCGAAGTTTGACTTGAATTATCCTCTGAATTGTGCACCCAATACAAGGTAACTGATTCGCCAACCATAGCAGTTGTGGTGGATGACCATGTTGTTGGAGCTGCTGGCGTTTTTCCGAGTTTTAAGGATTTAACAGCAGTCCAGCCGGACGTCTGATCATTACTGTTATAAGCTCGTACTCGGAAGAAATACTGGTACCCAGTGTCCAATCCGGTTATCTCGGTATGGGTGACACCCTCGACAGTCCGTGTATGTACCTGATCAGGATTACTCGCAAAGTATGTTTTGTCAGTGACATATTGCACTTCGTACTTCGTACATTTGTATACACTATCCCAACTGAGATACACGCCCGTGCTCGATAACGCTTTCAGGGTTTTTATGCCGGCCGGAGCAGATGGTATCGAAGACGCATTTGAGGAATACTCCGACCATTCGCCATGAACTTTTCCCCTCCAAGCCCGGCATTTTACTTTATATTCTGCGCCAGTGGCCACAGTACATGACCACGATGCAGAAGTTGTTTTTATTGCAGCTTTTCCAGATTTATATTTACTTTTATCGTTTTTCACGACGTAAAATTCAATCTGAGTGCCGTTGACACTTAAATTACTGAGTTTCGCAGTAAGCTTTTGTTTATCAATAGTTACCGTTGGGGCAGATGGAGTGGAGGGCGGATTATTCGAAAACGAATAGCTTTTAAGAGTGGACCATTTGGCAGTCCACCACAAACAATCGTTTCCATTAACTTTTCTAGTCGTCGATATAGGTTTGATTTTAACCTTTACCATAACCGCATTTGATGGTGCGGTATATGTACTCTGCAATCGAGTCGTAGTAGAATCATCGCCAACGAATGCCACGCCGTTGCCTGTATAGTAATACCAGATAACCCGGTATTCCTTTGTTCCGGTGACACCGCTCCACTGCCACTCTACGTAAACAGTTCGATCGGTGCCTTTCTGAAGCCCCATCTTCGTGACATTAACACTGGCCGATAGATTTACAGTAGCCGTGGAACTTCCATCGGTAAAATCGTCAGCCATGACTATCGCCTCCCTCCAACTGTAATTGCCCTAACAAGTGTCTCGACTGCCTTTGAAACTTCACTTCCGTTATCATAAGTAACGCCATTAACACTGTTATAAGTATTTCCGACATTATTTAGACTCTTACCGAGCCTATTGATTGCTCTGACTACTTCGTCAGAATTTCCATTTTGACTGTTTCGTGCTGACACATTCCCGATTGCTCGGAGATTAGCCAGTGGCGTAAATGATGGATCTGTAAATAAGCCATTAAGCTTACCAGCTCCGGCCTTTACATTTGTGAGATCTAATACCGGTCGAATAGTTGGTGTCACATCCATATCCGAATCAATAAGATCATTCATTCCGGATAAAGCACTGCGAATTGAAGCAAATGCCGTTTCACCCATACTCTGGCCAGCACTATAGGTCTTTGATTCCATAGAACCCATACCGATAATCAGACCCTCGCCGAGCCATTTACCTGCCTGGATTGTGAGTTTTGATGGTGAATGTGACCGCTGACCAGCCTTCTCACCTCTCACAGCAGCCTGTCCAAGTGCAAAACCTGCATTGTATGCCGAATTCTGCATAGCATCTATACCGATAACAAGCCCTCTTCCAAGGTTGATACCATTCATATAGAAACTTGTATATGCCTGTCCAGATCCATATGCCGCTGATGCTCCTACTGAACTGGCTACATTGACAGCCTGAATCGACTGAGCCTGGATACCTATCGCAAGTGCGGAAATCAGTGCCACGCCAACCTTCTGGAATTCTTTATCCTGTGATGCCACAGCACTTCTCATAGATTCCACCATACTGAGTGCTGTTTTTGATAATACATTAGATTTGGATTTCACACCACTAGCCAATGCGGATGTCAGTGTACTTCCAACATTCTTAACTTTCGAAGAAGATCCCTTGAATGCAGACATGAAACCACTGATGTTAGTTTCGGCAAGGGTTTCGATAGCTTGCACAAACGTGCTTACGCCGTTCGCTTTGACAGTATCTGTAGAGTTAACTGCTTCAACAAGACTTTTAACAGCAACTGACGCATTGGCCACTTTATCAGGATTTACATTCGTAACCGAATTTGAATAGTCATTCAGACCCGTTCCAAATGCTTTAAGCTGACCGCCAAGATTCGATAAATCCTTATTTCCAAATAATTTACCAAGGAAGCCACCGCTCTTCGGAAGAGCATCATTCATGGAAACAAGGGCTTTTGCTGCTTTTGCGGATGCCTGAATATCTTCTGCATTGATTCCTTTCACGCTCTGCGCGTAATCAGATAATGCTTCACCAAATGGCTTCAGCTGTTCGCCCATTTTGACGAAAGAAGCTCCTCCAGTGATGAACGATGTTATTGCGTTAAGAAAATCCGTTCCGGTCAACGCAAGGATTGCCTTACATAAAGAAGTAATTCCAGTTGTGACTGAGGAATCAATTTTCTTTGCGCCTTCGATAAATGGCTGAGTATTAGTCATAAAATCTGAGAGGTTTTTACCAACTTTAGGAAGTCCAGAAGTAGCTCCTTCTGTAAATCCTCCTACAATATTTCCAAGGAACGATCCCAACGCGTAGCCTATCTTCTGCAGTATCGGAATACCTTTATCCAAGAAACCTTCCAACGCTGGAACTTTCTCAAATAGTGCGCCAATAGCAACTACGATAGCTCCTACGGCTGTTATCAACGCCGCTAAAACACCAATACCCACGAATCCGGCAGTGCCAGCTAAACCTACAGCCGCTAAAATACCACAGGACGCAGACAGTGATAACAATAATACAGATAATGCTTCAGCATTTCCGATAGAAGACTCCGGGTTTAAATCTCGTATAAGATATAGTATTCCGGCAAGTGCCGCTACTACTAATGTCATTACACCGACTGACGCTAACGCAACAAGACTTACACCACCCACTTTACCAATAATCGCCATGGATACGGATAAAGATAAGAGCAAAGCGGATAATGCTAAAGCATTTGGTAAAGCGTTTTCAACTTGAAGAGCTGACATTGCTCCCAAAATTCCGGCAAGTGCTGCAACTGCTACAACCATCGCAGCTATCGTACCAATAGAGTCTTTTGCTTTACTTCCGGCTAACTCCATGATAGCAAACATACCCATAAGAGCGCCCAAACATGTGGTCGCAACAGCGAGTTTGGTTGAGTCAATCATAGATAAAGCGGCAACTGCGGCAGCCATCACGCCAATAGCGACTGCTATAGCTATGATATTCCCTTTTACGTCATTTGCCCCTCTGGTCGCCCAGACCATCGCAGTCATAATTGCTCCGAGCAAAGTAACTGCAAGAACACCTTTTATCAACTGCTTGGTATCAATAAGGCCGAGCAACACAGATATTCCAGCAAGAATCCCCATCGCAACCGATACGGCAATTAAGGTTCCTGCTAATTTAACGGTTTCACCAGTACCACTGTCGGTCGTAATCTTTTTCAAAGCTTTTATGAAGAGAAGAAAAGCACCAGCGAACAACACAGCTTTCCCCATTTCACTCATGCTAAGCTGACCTGCAAGTTTAGCTACTCCTATCATAAGCAACATTGAAAATGACACTGATAATAACAACTTACTCAGACCGTCCATTACTTTCTCATTGGATTTTGTAAGGGTAACAAGTGCTCCGGCAAAAATCGCAAAGGTCAATGCAAATCCCGTTCCATTGATCATATCGGCCAATGATAAAGTACCTGCCAATTTTGCTACTCCGATCATAAGCCCCATTGAAACAACTATAGATTTTACCATTTTCCCAACAGAATCTATTTTGTCTCCAGCCAGGTTCGAAATAGCCAAATATGCAATGACAAACCCTAAGAATGCACCTGCAAAATTAATGCCATTTTTAACTTCATCCGCTGATAACATGCTGAACAGTTTGATAACCCCTACTATAAGCAGCATGGTCTTACCAATCTTACTTATCATCTTCCCGGCTTTGTCAATATTCTTGGACGCTTCACCTTCTACAAGTTTGCCGTATGTGAATAAAATACCGGTAATTCCAAGTAACAGAAGTCCAGCACATTCCATTCCTTGATTTATTTCTTCTTCGCTCAGCTTTCCGAGAATCTTAACAGATTCAGCCATGAGCAATACTGCTATACCAAGGCCGGCCAATCCGGATTTCAAGCCATTGATCTGGACTCCATCTTTTCCAACAGACGCTGATGCTGTAGAAAGTTTATCCATAACCCATGTCATAACAGCTAAAGTTGCTCCGAGAATAAACATGGCTTCTTCAGCGTTGTGAAGGGAGTCGGTATCTATCGTTGACAACACGAATAATGATCCTGCTAAAATGGCTATGGAAATGGCTAAATCTTTCACTCCTTCCATACGTGTTTTGAACGCTTTGGCTTTCAAGACTTTTGAAAAGCTTTTCACCACTTTGGAAGCATTATCAAGAATTTTCGGAATTTTCTTTGCAGATCCCTCAACAACTTCACCTACTCCGGATAACACTTTCCCGATTCCTTCTGCCGGACTAAGCGCTTTATCCGCAATATCGTAAAGTTTTTTAAGTCCCCATACGAGGCCTACCCCGATTCCACCTGCAACAATATTGTTCCAATCAATCTTCTGCAGTTCATCAAGCATATCGGATCCAAGATTCTTAAAGAAATTAACAATTCTATCTTTTCCAGTAGTAAGGCCGTTCCAAAGACCAGAAAGAGTGTACTCACCAACTTTCTCCATCTCTTTTGAAGGAGAATGGATGCCAAGTACTTTCTTAATTGCTTTCAGAAGTCGGATACCTATATTGGATAATATTTTGGGAATCTCTGTTTTACCTGAAGACAATCCGTTTTTGAATCCAGAAATAACATTTTTACCGACGTTTTTCATTCCTTTCGGAAGTTTGCTTTCAAAATACGTTACGAACTTTTCAAAATTCTTCAGCACATCTTCGAATGATAATCCTTTTAAGGATTTCTTAAAGCTGTCCAACTCTGCTGTAAATGCCTGAAATTCTGGAATTGTATCAAGATATTTCTTGAGTTTTCTAAACTGCTCAATGATGAATTTAATTACTTCTCCGACCTTAGTAAAACCTTGCGTAAACGGATCTGTTTTCTTCAACCATTTGTCGAATTTCACCAGTAAATCACCGAGGTCTGCTGTAAGATCCAAGGTATTCATACCGAATACACTAAGAACCGCATTGGCGGCTTTGATTGAGAATTTCAGAGAACCACCAAGGCACTGTCGAATGATATCCAATAAAGCAAAAAGACCAGCCAACGTCCTTGTAAGCTCGTCCCCGTTATCTTCTGTGAATTTTAAAAACTTCGAAGTGATCCGATGCATGTTTGCAATAATGTTATATAACGTCATTGCGGAAACCGGATCAAATACTTTCTGCCATGCGTTATGTATCTCGGTAAAAAGGTTAATCAACGCATTACCCATATTGGCCACAGAGCCGTGAAGCAACTCTTTTCCACTCAGCTGATCTATATTATTAATAAGATTAGTGATCGGTATTCCCGTTTTCTCAGACTGTTTCTGCAGCTCTTTAAGGGCTTTGACATCCTCTTTGGTAAGACCATTCTTTTTCAGCTCAGCGTCTGACATTTTGAGAATTTGTTTAATGGTCTTCTCCTGCTCTTTATTAAGATCTTCCTGAGAAGTAGTAAGTTCTTCAGTATATCGGAAAGAGCATCCCAATCGCTCATTAACCAAATTCTGAACCCTAGCCCAGTCATATCCTTCAGCAGCGAGCTTATCGAATCGTGGTTGACCATTGCCATAATTACCTTTAATAACTGAATCTACAATTTTCTTATAGCCATTTGTAGCATCGGTTACTTTTTGAATATTTTTAGCAAGATCACTGTATGGATTACCCATAGCAGCTTCTACGATAGCATTGCGCGCATCTGATGCTTTATTGATGAAGCCACCAAGAACATCGCTGACTTTGGTCCATACAGTTTTAGCTTCGTCAAAATCACCAATAATCAACTGCCACGTTTTTGTCCATCCTGATCCTAATGCCTCTTTTAATGTATCGATAAGCTGAGTAAAGGTTTTAACTTTAGTGGCTGCATCCCCAGCCGTTTTCGCCATATCGGCCATCTCTTTGGCCTGTTCTTTAGAATAACCCTGATCAACAAACTTTTTGACAGCAGCATCATATTCTTCCTGTGTGTCAGCGGCTGTAGCAAATTGATCCAAAGTCTGAGTAAGAACCTCGGTGGTGAGCCAATCTTTTTTTAATGACTCTCTAAATGAGCCCTCTGCCGCAATCGCGGCTTTCGCGCCGGTTTGTAAATGTTCAGATGTTCGAATAAGTGCATCCTGGAATACCTGACCGCCCATACCGGCATTGACAACGGAGTTCCAGTCCATAAGCTGAATTTTACCAGCAGCTAATGCCTGTGATAACTGATACATTGCGGTGGACGCCTGCTGAGAAGTTGAACCAGATATCGCTGCAAGGTTTGCGATACCCTTAATTGCAGATACAGATGCGTCCAGTTTTACACCAGCCGCAGTGAACGTACCAATGTTACGCGTCATTTCGGTAAAATTATAGATAGTCTTATCCGCATATGTATTCAACTCGTCCAGCGCTTTATTGATCTGTTCAACATTCGTGCCCTCTTTCTGGGTATTCGCCAGAATGGTCTGGACCGCGTTCATCTGCGTCTCATACTCGGTAAAGCCATCTTTCACCGGATCGATGGTAATGGCGTCGGTAATTTTTCTACCAGCATCCATAGCAGCATTCGTAATGTTCTGTAGAACGGTAATTCCCATGACCTGCAGTGTGGAAAATTTCATCTGAACCGCTTGAATACCACTACTCATTCCTGAAAAATCAACTTTTCTAGCTGTTTCGCCGATTTCTTCAAGACCTTTGGAGGCTCCTGTGAAATGTAACTTTTCTTTGAGCTTATCAAGAGTCGACATTGTGGTTCTTGTATTTGCTTCAAAATCCTTATTGTCAAACCGCATCTCGACAACTTTACTGTCTATTGTCTCGCTCATTTTCTGGTAACCTCCTTCCATGCGTCATTGGTAATCTGATCAAAAATAGGCTGGATAGCAGGATTGATATAATCTCTTCCTTCTACCCAGCCCCCGGTGGCAGTGGCATGTCCATACTGCAAAATAATAGCGATTGGAACTCCTTTATTCACATTGGTGTTATGAAATTCTATGGACACAGATCCATTTTGACGTTTTATTTCATAAGTCCACGAAGCGGCAGTCTTACCCGTATCTACCGGCGTTGCAGACGAAAGGGCGGCCACACCAGCTCTCCCGTATTTATCCAGGTCGCCGATTCCGGCCGCTTCTTTTGCTCTCTCAAGAAACTTTGAAAGTTTCGAGAAATCTCCCTTTTGTCTGAATTCGATCATGTATTACCTCATTAAATTGCGATAAGATCTTTCCATGTATTTGTGCCACAAATGCCATCTACAGTAAGTCCTCTGGACTTCTGATACTGCTTAATAGCATAGATGGTGTTCGGACCTGCTTCTCGATCAAGGCTGAGATCTTTGCCATCAGATCCTTTGATTCCCCTAGATTTGAGAATTTCCTGTACTAAAAGAACGGAAGTGCCTTTACTACCACTCTTTACAACTTCCGGATTAAACATATAACCGCTCCTTTCAGATTTCACTGTTGTCTCTGTCTTTGTCGGCGGAACGTATGAAATAGTGTCGTCTGTGTATTTTGGAGTAATAAATCCTCTGATATACCGCCCGTTAATAGCAAGCTTACGCCTACGAACAGAATCCTTGTAGTTGCCTTCCATTACGATGAAATAACCCTGAGCTTTATTTACCTCAATGATGGTTCCGATATGATCAGTATAACCGGTACAGTCACCAACTCCGTTATCATTCCAATCATATAAGACGGCATCGCCGATATTGGCTACATAGTTATCTGCTTCTACCCAGCATCCCATTTTTTTCGCCTGGTTGATAAGTTCTTCGCATCCAATTTCGATCGGCATAATATCTATATATCCAAGCTTAATAGCGGCTGCGGACCATGTACAAGCGCACCAGGCCCATCCGTACTTCATCTTCACGCCACGCGGGAAAGTACCGGTATATGAATTGTAGATATCCACAATTTTCTTGTAAGACCCATCTGCTTCATTCAATCCTTCCCAAGAACAGATAAGATCGACCACTGCCTGGCGAGATCGTACTTTTACGTTACCAGTAGACTCTCCATACCAGTAATTCACATCTACTCTTCCGACAATTCCCGCTACCTGCCCTGAACTTGTAAACTGCTGCATAATGCAGGTAAAGTCGGGACCGCCATCATAATCAGCCAGCCAAACTGGATACTTAGAAAACAAACTTTTCGAATACCAGTTCTTGTAGTAATCAATGTTGGTATAAATACCTGTTTTGTATCCCTGAGATTTTACATAGGTACAGAAGATTTCAGTAAATTTATTACATTCCGTCTTACCTAAAGTAACTCCTGCCTGTTTCGCTTTGGCGACTGTATCGTACTCAAAGTCGGCAAAAATGTAGATATCTTTTCCAAGCCCTGCTTTTTTCACCTGAGAAATACAATACTGTGCCTCAGCAAGAGCCTGTGTTTCGCTAAATGCGTAAATAAAATGATATACTCCTTTAATAGGAAGCTTTTCTGTTTTACATTTCTTTACATATTCGAAAAAGCGAGTATCGGTTGCTTTACGGTAACTTGATCTCAGGATCACAAAGTCGATTCCACATTTTTTCACTTTGCTGAAATCAATAATTCCCTGATGGTAACTGACGTCAATTCCTTTTTTCATTTAATCACCCCTTTAAATGATGCCGTGCTCTACGAGCTTTATTCAGTGCTTCATTACGTCTGGTAATTTCAGCCGCACTCAGTTTTTTGCCTGGCGAGTTTTTAATATTGCATACTCGTATCAGGGTTAATAAACTGTTTATATGCCATTTTTCAAATTCCACTGGAATACCATAAGAAATCATCCAGTAATAAATCAGTTCCGCAGTAATTATTTCTCGACTCGTATGCTTTGACGATTCATTGTGAAAAGTCGTTGCTGTCATTGGGTCGTCTATATAATTAGATATCGTATCGATTAGCTTCTGATTTTTTGAAATGCGATCATACACTTCCGGTGGAACGCTCTTGGTAATGGTCATACATTTTATATAATCTATAATTTCGGGTAACGTTTTGTCCTTCTTACTGAAAAAAGGCTTATGCCACTTACGTTCCCATTTTGACAGAGAGACGAGAGAATGCTCTAATTGTAAATGCCATTCTCTAAAGACAGACGATGATACAAACTCTTCTTTTTCATCGTCCCACACCTCTTCTGCTGGAACGGGTATTTCAAGCATTCCTCATCCCTCCATGATTTCCAATTTTATTAGGCTTCTGAAAACTGGCCAGCTACGATTTTATCGGCTTCAACTTTTGCCTGCTCTCTAACATCTGCTGGTAATAAACCGTTGACGAACTCAGCCGCAGCTTTTGCATCTGTAGCAAGCTCCATAAACAAAACAGAATATGCTTCGGTCTCTGCAAAAGCTCTGGAGATCTCCGGACTCTTCATGAATCTTCGACCGTCGGCACTCTTTTCACCGTAAGCTTTGAGAACCAGGTCTTTAAAATACTTGATGATTTCTGGTTCGTTGTTTGCTGCTACAATTCTTTTAATAGTGGCGTCCAGACCGCCTACTGTGCTTAACTGCATTTCAACAATTTCTGCTTTGCTGAAATGGAAATAAAAATCCTCGGTTCTTTTTACACCGTTGTAGTCCTCATATGTGATGGTTTTTTTGAACATATTTTCTCCTTTCATGTCTAAAAAAAGAGGCCCTACAAATTTGTGGACCTCTTAAAATCGGATATTAAATTATTCTGACACAGCTGTGATAATGGATTTAACCTCATCAGGAAGAGGGAGTCTTGGTCCATTCTCAGTATCATCACCATAAAGAACTTTCTCAATGGCTGCCATTTTCTTTTCGCTCAGCTTAGTGGAATCAAGAACCAGGGTTGCAGTTGGTTTGAAACCAGACACGGACACCGGTGTGGTGGATATATCCCAGGACATTGTAGCTGCCTCTGGACTGTCATTAACAGAATTGTAATCGGCTGCTGAAGGTGCTGCCAGACATCCATACACAAGATGGATTTTGTAACCATGAGAGTTATTATCAGTATCATTTCCAATAATGGTCTGGTAACTGAATCCGAAAGATTTATGATCCTGCTGACCAACAGATACACCTTCGACAAGTTCTTCTGCACCAATACATGGCTTAAACTCATCCGGATACGTATATGCTTCAATTGTGGCTTTGAACTCTTCTGCAGAAAGAATATTAAGATACTTAATATTATCTGCATACATAGCATTTGCTTCAGCCCCCTCAGGCGCTTCATTTACTGCTGTAAGTCCATTCCAGGCCACGCCTTTAGGATATGTTCCATTTTCCTGCGGATACAGAACGCCTTTACTGACACCGGTCTCGTAAAGTTTTTTACCGACCTCGTCCCATACAAGTTTGGCCATTTTTGTTTATCCTCCTTAAAAATATAATGACAATACATCGTGATAGAGATTTTCAGATTTATATGACGTATCATAAGCACAATATGGAAGCATCAATAACATAGAAATAACTGGATTATCAGGTTTCTTATCTATCACTACCACGCTGTATTTGTTTGTAAATAAGTACCCAGTGTTATTAGCACTGACTTTTTTAATACTGCTTCTGGAATACACTATTGCAGGGTATTCCATTTTGACTGATTCAGGTGGTTGGAAGTAAACATGCCTGCAACCAAGCAGTTCTTCCAACTTACTCTGCAGCTCCAGGCGAGTTCCCATTCCAAACACCTCCTATAGACAAAATCATCCTGGGATATTGGAGTTCCACATCGGACACCTTCCACTTCGATCCCAGGATTTCGACATACGCTATGTAAGAATGGTTTTCCAAAGCAAATGGATCAGCTAAAATACTCAGAACGTTCGCAAGGTTAAGATTGTCATTAATCTCTCCAGAACTCTGACGTTTCCAACGGTTACTGGTCATATCACCGTAATATTCATGCTCTTCAACAGGACTATCCCATACTCCCGGTTCGACTTCCTGTGTGGGAAGAACAAAACCTATCTTACCGAACCATTTACTCATTACCATTCACCTCTTGGTCATTTATTTGTCAGATTTAACTGTTGCCAGTTTTGCTGTTGTAGCTGTGCTGGAATCTGTTGTTACGTATGTTACAGTTGCAACATTCCCAGAAACAGCGCAGCTGATTGGCTTATATAATGTTCCTGCAACATCAATCATGAGTCCTTTGATATACGCATCCTGCAGATCGGCACAAGTTACTTTGTTCTTACAAGCAGAATCGTAATATGCATAAGCATCGTTTGCTTTTCCATAAACTTTTCTCACTGCGACATTTACGTCATCAGAGACTGGACGGATTTTTTCGATCGTCATAACCTTTTATCCTCCTTATATAATTAGGCTACCGACTCCTCAAGAGCGATAGCGGAATACGGCTGTGTAAGTGCACCGGAGAGTCTTGTCTCAAGCATGTATTTGTAACGGTTGAAGTCCATGTCGAAATCTTCAAACTTGGTAACTTCGCCACCTTTGGTGGAACCGAACTGATAGTCTGCCAGATTTACAAACAGGCCGAGCAGTTTTCTCTTTCCACTGGAAGATGTTCGCTCAAGTCCCTCAAACTGCTCAACGGTCTGGATAGATGCAACATTAAGTGCTGCAGCAAGATCGGCTTTGGAATCGTAGATACGACGACCATTGAGATCTCTGGCCAGAAGCATCACGTTAAGCAGATGCGGTGTGCAATACAGATCCGGTGTACCTCTGCCTTTGAATTTCTCTCTGGAATACAGTGCCGCCTCGATCATGGCTTCCGCTTTGATATAGTTCTCGCTGAAGTTTGCACCAGTATTTGTACCCTGCAGTTTTGTTTTGGCTGCTTCGAAATCAACATCCTGATGGATGCAATACAGATCATCATCGTGCCAGATAGAGCGAATATGATCCTCATGAATTTTGTCTGGATCGCCGTCTTCACGCCCATCTCCAACAAGTGCTGCCATGGCAAGTTCTTCATTCAGAACATGCCTCATCATCTTCCACTGGTAAGCAACTACATCGAAATCTGTGATATCTACGACATCATCCCTGTGCATCTGATCTTTGATGTACACAGTCTGCGGATCTGTTGTACGGCTGAGAAGTTTAATCTTAGCCATATCTTCTTTGTAATTGCCTTTCTTCTGATAACCTTTGGCTCTCAGTTCAGCAATACGGGCATCCGCCTGACGAGTACGGATTCTACTGTACGGAGATTTATGGATTTTAGACATTACGGAATCAATCCATGTCTGATCTCTTTCGAGAGTGTCCGGCTCACCTTTCTTCAGCAGCTCATATTCTGGGAACAGAGCCTCCACTTCATTATCGAATACACCGTGAGCCAGGGTTCCAGCATTTTCTTCTGCGAAAATCTCCATAGCCTGTCTGAGACTTCCGATATTGCTCTGCTTAGCCATAGAGATAATTTTCTGCTCATCTGAATGGCTGAGTACAGTGCTCTGTTTTGTATCTTCTTTGTCAAATACGTTATGCTTCACTACTTTTCCTCCTTCTTCATCATCGGAGCCATCTTCTTCTCCGTTTTCTTCGAGAGCCATACCGATAACCGCTGCTACGGCATCTGTCTGCTCTTCGTTAAGGGTATTAAGGATGTCCTGGATTCTTTTATCTCCAGATTTACTTTCTTCCGGCTTTGTTTCCTCGTTTTTGGTCTCTTCCGCCACTTTCGAATCTCCTTTCGTTTCTTCTACATCGGCAGAATGATAGAGCATAATGTTCTCGTCCCAAGATGCTTCAAGCTCTTCTCCGCCGTCTGCGCTGTGCGCCATAATAAAATCCACGTAAGCACCGGGATTAGCCCCAGCCAGTACAAGACTGAGCTCCCTGATGTTTCCGTGGATTACATCTTTACCGATATGTTTTAACTGATTTGCCCAAATGGACAGCGATCGTACATCGCCATTCTGGACAAGCTTCTTCGCGGTCTGTCCCTGCTCGGTATCGTTGAACACTCCGTAGGCATATACGCCATCTTCACGATTTTCAAGAACAGCATGTCCAAGTACCGCATTTGGATCGTTGTGTTCATGATTCCAAACAAGCGGAACTTCGCATCCATCGTTTTCTTTAAACGCATCTTTTCGAATCGTGCGGCCGTCTCCACAAAGCAAATCGTTTCTGGTGGCATAACCGCTGAAATCGCATTTAACCATTTTGACTGTATCCTCCTTCTTTGTTTACTTCGGTAGCATTAGAAGTCTGAGATAAGTCCTGCTTAGCTTGACTGATGTTGCTATTAACTAACTCATCTGCCTTCGGATCTTTTGATGGCTGCATACCAACAATCTGACGGATCTCATTGGAGGTCATGATTTCGTTACGTGTAAACTTATCAGCAATTTCCGCGATATCATTGACTGGAACCAGTCGGAATGGATCTCTGAAATAGACAATAGACTGTAACTGCGACCGAGCGGTCTTTGTGAGAAATTTTCGTTTTAATTCATCAACAATTGCTGAAATTATTGGTTCAACTGTGCGATTCATATAATTCAGCATTGTTTTTTCATCAGCTGTACCATCAAGTATAGACTGTGTAATACCAAGCTGGCTGTAAACCATATTGGTAAGGTATTCAATCTGGTTTAACAGATTATTTTCCAATGATCGATTTAACTGGGTGATTTTTTCTGTTCCATCTGTGTATGCAATGCCATACTGAGAACCGGCTAATTGATCCACAATATCTTTTCGCCTTTGTTCAGCCTGAGTGCGCCTTGCTTCAGTCTTTATTACATACGGAAGCTGTATAATCAAATCTAATTTTCCGGACGCCGTTTGTTCATCTGTCACATCCAGCAAACTGAGTTTTCTTATAAGACGCTGCATGGTTGAGTTATACTCGTTGACTACGACATATAGTGGATTTTCAATAATAGCCACCTGATTTTTAGGAAGCAGAATCTCTTCTTTATCACCGGTTTGATCATTGTATAAGCGGACTCTCACCATATCTGGATACCATTCTGTGATTTTTCCTGTCCGCATAGAATCAATCTGGTATGAATTTGAGTTTTTGGGATCAATAGTGGTTTCGATTGGAACCAAAGCTACACATCCCTCATCGAGCATGGATAGCACTACATCCTGAATAAATGCCCTACCGGTCTGATCTTTATTGGCTTCTAAATTCAGACAATTGTTCAATCCGGAATCAATATCCTCCACGTAACGACCGTTTTTATCCAATCGGCAATGCTTGATGCTAACCGCACATACGTCAAGAGCTATTCGATTGAATATGGAAGTTACTATTGATTTTTCATTTCCTCGACTAAGCCGTGGTCTATCCGGACGTGAAGAATATCCCGGACCGGTAATTATACGCCGTGTTGGATCACGACTGGTAAATGCATTCCAAGCATGAGCAAGCCTGGTACGTAAATTAAATGGCATAAAATCCCCTTCTTAGTTAGTTTAAACTAACCTATAGATAAAAATTTTTATTTTACAGATCAACACCTTCGACTTCAGCTCGGGTTTCTAAGCACCGAATGTATTCCCGCATATAGCGTTCCTGCTCCATAAGAAGCTGTTTGGTACAAGTGGGTTTAAAGTCGAGAGTTCCAGCATCCCATTTAACAAGCATTTTCCGCAGCTTTTCGTGACGGATTTTTACTTGCTGATATTCAGCTTTGAACCGGTCTTTGTAGTCAGAGCTGTTCATAAGCTCAACAGTATCTTTTAATTCCATATTGCCTCCTTTAGTTAATTAGTTTTCCGCTTTCGCTTCTTCTTCCTTATTAACATCCATCAGTTCATTATACTGTTCCTCAGTAATCCTGCCAATCGCAAAGAAAATATCAATCTTATTTTTCAAATCATCTGTAAGTCCATTTCTTTCTTTAAGTTTCAGTAATGTTCTGTATAACATAATCATACCTCCAATTCTGTAAGTGCTACTGCATATTCGCTGTTGACATAGGCTTCTGCGCTCTGTATGTCCATGTCGTAAATGTAGTCACGGTTATCGTTAAGTTGCTTTTTGACATAATTCCACCCATTTGCCATGCTTATTGGATAGTTGAATACTGTATATCCGTCAAGCTGTTCTGAACCAATTGAAATATTCGTTACTGGATAGTAAGTAGCAAGTTCTTTCAACGCTTGCGCATGTTCTGCTGTAAGTTCTTCTTCAATCGGTATTCGCAAAGGATAAATTACGTTGATTGGATTGTTTGATAACCACGATTTAAATGCAGTTATGTCTTTTCCAATTATTCTATTTTTAATCTGTAATGATGGCATTCCACTAGGATTACATAGCCAAAACGTTCTATCAATGCTTTCATCAGCATTAAACTCAAATCTGTTGCATTTTGAAACACTTCCGTTTGTAAATGTTTTTAATGAATTTACAAACATAAATGACCACATTTTTTCTTTGTCCGTATTCCACAGTTCCCAGTTTTCATTCTCTGCGCCATTAAATGTTATATTTTCAACGTTTCTAACTATTTTCCCTCGTTCCACATCCACATAATCTGCAATATACTTCTGACCGTTGATTGTAACGTTGCCACCTGACTCTACTGGAATAGCATTGAGGGTATATGGGAGTTGGATGGTTTGCTCGTGGTAGGGTTCGAAAGCAGCATTGTCTTCCGATATGCAAATATTACTTGTACCATCAGCATTTAATACTATAAATTTAGCGTTATTTCCTGTTGTAAATGTCATGCTTGTAATATTCTCAAAAACAGAAACATCTTTGATTCCAATATAGTTTTTATCAGCAACACCTATAAAAATATTATTATTAGAATTTACAAACGTAATATAATATTTCGTATTTGGTTTGCATTCTATTAAATAATATCGTCTGTCTGTTGATTGTCCATTTCCAACAATGTTATAACAATTAATTCCTACAATACTTCTGATTCCAATGTCAATGTTTTTAAACACTTTTGTTTGGTCAAATAAATTCACTCCGCAAACCTTAATCATCGGATTCACCACGCTCTTAATCTCAACTGGATTTTCGGGTGACGGCGTTCCATCCTGTGATGATTTTCCGAATACTTTCATATCCATAATCTTTCCATTGTCAGAATCAGTGATGTGAGTTTCGCCTTGTGAACTTGCGTAGAACTTTGTAATTTTGTTGGATAAATCTTCCTTTAGTGAACCAGTTTCTGCTTTCAGTGAAGCAACATCCTTTTTATTTTTCTCGATCTGTTGCGCCTGATTCTCAGTGGCTCCCGGTTGGATTGGATTCTGTTCAAGATATTTATTCACTGCTTTCTCAATATCTTCAGTATTTATCTCGATATTTGGATCGTTCGCACGCAATTTGCTGATTATAATCTGCAAGTAAGCTTCCTGACGGCTCAGGGGATCTGGATAATTGTTATCTGAAATAGATTCATTCGAAAGGCTTTTTATAATATCCTGCAAATACATTTCCTGTCGACTTCTGACTTCCGGGAAATTTCCCTCTGTTATTTCGTTCATATTTCCTCCCTTATTCAAAAGCTTCTCTGTTTAATTTGAATGCGACAAAAGCATCCATCATAGCCGCGACAGCATCGATCTTCGCTTCGTGTCGTCGTTTCAACAATTTACGGTTTCCATTTGTATCTTCTATAGCGATACAGTTACCCATTGTAAAAGACATAAGAGCCTCATCAAAAATGAGCATTCTTTCCTCAGACAGTTTCTTCAGCTCACCCAGGGGCACAGACTCTGTCTTAGCTCCCTGGATAACTTTCTCGATTCCAAACGGTCCATTCTCTCGTTCCCATCTCTCCACGAAGTCTCTGGCATTATACGGATCATATCCTAAACAGCGAACGTCATATTCTGCTTCAGCTATGAAATTATCCAAATCTTCATACACTTGCATCATATCAAGAATATTTCCAGGCATGACAATAAGGCTGCCTTCCTTCATAAATTCGTTGTATTTGATTCGCATTGCTGTGGGAAGTTTGCTCAGAGTGAGCTCAGATATGTAATTTCGGGTTTTTATTCCGAAAGCACCATTCGATAATGGGAATAAAAATGTGAAAGAGCAGAAATCGTCTCCCTGGGATAAATCCGCGCCCATGGAACAAGGCATCTGCCAATACTCTCTCTTCCTGTGAGGGAGAGTTTCTTCGTATGTGAAATAATACGTGTATCCCTCCATTGGGATACCAAATCGTTTGGCAAGAATGTCGTTCCGTACAGCCGGATTGTTTTCAGCTCGTTCCACATCCAGCTGATATGTCTCATAACTAACGGTCTTTCCGAGATTCGGATTTGCCTTAATCCACATATCAGGATCATTTACTTCATCTATGGAGTCCAGTTTATACCACCAAATGGAAGTATGAGGAGCGTTGTACTCGCCTTTGAGTATCTTCATTAACTCCATTTTGATTGTATCACCAGATCCATTCCGGACGGTTCCCTCTGAGCTGATGGCTACTATCAGATAATCGTCATTCGAGCCACCACTCTGCTCTTTTGCAGCACCCTGTTCCAATGCACCGATGACGTCCTCTCGTATATCACCGGAAAGCCATTCATCAACGGTTGCAATTTTAACACGCAATCCCTGCAGTTTGTCAATGGACATGGGTCTGACTTCTAAAAGCGATCCAGTAAGAAAATTCTGAATTCCTTTTTTCGTTGAAGCCAGTTTAACACGATTCGCTTTAGAACCAGTCGTGTTCTGGATTGAACCTTCGGTAAGGAACTTGTATAATGGTCCCCTTGCTCTGGTAATGGCAGTTCGAATCGGCGACATAACCTCTTCAGCCTGTGCCATAGTTGGGGCTGTTGTAACCTGATGCGTTGTTGCAGTATTAACATTCAATTCATAATTCTGCAAACAGGACGCATACATTGATTTTGCAGCACCCCTGGCTACAATCAGATATTGCTTGGTAATTAACCTCTTCTTAATCCGCCTTATCTCGTAATGACCACCACTACCAGTTTCTGACGGAACAAAAATACTTCGTTCGATAAAGTAGTACCATCCAAAAATCTGTTCGGCCCACAGCTTGAAAGAGTCAAGAAGGTATAGATCGCTACCATCTGTTAAAGTAAGCTCATTCTCACAATAATGAATAAACCCTTCAACTGCCTGATTATCATACCAGTATCGTGGGTTATCAATGAGCTTATCAATTCGATTCATTTCAAGGGATACTTCTTCACAAACTGGAATTTCTCTCCGAATTACGGCATCTCGAAACATGCCATAATACTTCGGTACGGCGGTGTTCGATAATGCCATTTCTTGTTACTCCTATTTTTTCTTATTGTTAGTGTATACTTTCAAATCACCATTCAAACCGAAATTACGGTTAGCTGCATCAGTGAGCTTTGATTTCACTACTTGCTTGGCCACGTCTGTAGCAGCCGGAGCAACTACATCTTTTGCTACTTTATCTATAAAAGCTTTACCACGAGAAATTTTCTTCGGACTTAGACTCCTGAGCTCCTGTTCCAGTTTGATTCTGTTGATTTTGGTACGTATTTCATCATCAGACATTTCGCTTATACTTTTCTGCTTAGATTTCGAATTCGATGCTCTTTTTGCAGAATTTTTTCTTAACTGTTTCCCAGTGAGTTCCGTATACTGATCTTTCATCTTTTTAACTTTTTTCAGCCCAGCTCTATTAAGGCTTCCATCTTTATTCTGATAGCGCCGGACTCCCCATTTCTGGCCTTTCACGCCATGGTGAGCTAAAAATTCGGCATCGCCCATATATTCACCCCCCCCTCTATTTATTTTCCGCTTCTGCATTCAATCGCCACTCAAATTCGTTGATCATCCGATTCATGCTATCGGCTACAACTGAAGTTGTCGGTGGATCAAACAGCATCTTTACTTTCATACCGATATAGGACTTCGTTGCTTCGAGGTTTTTATCGGATGAGAGAAAATCGCTCCAGACAGATGTTTTATCTGAAATAACGAAACCAGCCGTAGGACCTACTCCAAGCTGATTTAATACCATAAGCACCGAATTAATGTGCATAATAAGCTGTGGATCGAATGCTGTGTAATCTTCCTGGATGCCCAATTGTGCTTTAATTGATGTCAGAATGCTTTCATTCATCAGACTACCTCTCTTTACTTCTTCCATGGACAAGTGTCATTTATACTCCGTTCTACAGGGTCACCCCATAATATAGAATCATCTCCGTAATGGATTGCGTCATGAGTTCTTTTAACAGTACAAATCAGATATTCTGGATTCAGAAGTAGATCACTTCTCTGGAGAATATCCTCTTTTGTAATTGGATTCATGTGATGAACAAGAATTTTGTCATAAATCTCCCGTCCCGGAATTCCCAAGTCACAACCGCCATCCCGGAAAATCACTTTGTCTCTCACAGACAGCCATTCTGGTGATTTATAAAAAATCTGATTCAGATATCTGTCAAACCCGAATGTCTCCTGCCCAACTATACCGCCGATACGAAGATACTTATACCGTTCCTCAAAAGTCGGAAATGTGATTAATTCGGAATATGTTTTAATACTCATCCGGATCACCTGCTCCGCTATAATCACGCATGGCTCGAAGAACTTCTTCATACATGACTTTTGTTTCAGCACTCTCTTCCAAGGCTTTCGTTTTCGCCCTTAGAAGCTTATTCTCTTCTTCAAGCTTCTCCCGTTCAAGTCGTTCTCTCTCTGATCCCAACTTCAAAAAATGGGTTATAACCTGAGAAGAAGCCGTCCCCTCTAACATCTGTCTTTCTGCACAATCCATAGCCAGAGATATCATCTGATTCTCTTTTGCCTCCGGCGTAAGCATTGGACGCCGTTCAGTTTTGGTCACCTTTGGCATCGTTTACGCCTCCTTGAAAGTATTTATTGCTGACTATCCACCAGATTTAACTAAGATTAAGCTGTCTTTAGAGGAATTTATAGAGTCTATCTTTAGAAGGAGCTAATTTGAAAAGAGTACAAATCTTGAAAGGAGAAATACACACAGAGTAAACGTTTTTTTTTGTGGCCCTATAAATCCCTCTAAGGACAGCTTAAAATATAAATTGTTCCTGAAAAAAACTCCCCCGGAGAATTTTCGAAGACCGGCGCGATGCAGGGAGGGGGTGCTTTTTTAGCGACCCTCCCCCCTATGCTTTGACGTCGGATTATACCGGGGCAGCGCCTAAATCCAGCGCAACTTTTGAATTTCGCGGAACTTTTTTGTAAATATTCAAGAAATCAAATGATATCAACTCATCGATAGCACGATTATGTTCATCATTGATCTCTTTTTCTGTCATGTCGTCAGAATAATTGGAAATACGATCCAGTTTTCCGCAAGTGTTGTAACCTTTTTCAGTATCGAACAAGTACCAAAGAGTGAACTGTTCGAATGGATCGTAAGGATTATCAAATGTTGTTAATCTGAAATCATCCATTTAACTAATTCACTCCTTTCAAATACTTGGAAACGGTTGACGTTGAAATACCAAGTTTCTCAGCAATCTGCTGAATCGTATATGATGCTGACATTGCTTTGATTCTGTTTATCTTTGCCTGATTGAGAACTTTTGTTTCTTTTGGCATTGCTCTTTGTCTTAATGAATCCGGATCACAATTGTTAAGAACACGTTTGAGTATGGATTCACTGACTGCACCTGCCTGTATAGCTTCCCATTCCTTATCAGTGATAACAATGTTTCGATCTCTCCTTGAGATAGACCCAACTTCTTCTCTTGCTTTAGTAAGAGCCTGCTGACTTGCTTTCTTGACATCCTTAGGTTTAAGTTTAACACCTGCTTTTTCAGCGGCTTTCTGTTTTCTCTGTACAGTAGCATTAGCCATACGCTGAGCAGCTCGTTCACGAGGTGTATTTGATTCGGCGATTGTCAATTTTCTTATAAGACTATCGTACTCCTCCTGATACCTCCGCTTAGCCTCCTTATCATAGGCTATCTTACCTGCTTTACTGGACTCAACTCTTGCTTTGTTAGCCATTGCTTTCATACTATTGGCGTAATCAGCATACACAAGTTCCATTGGATGTCTATACTTAGATACCAATGTCATAGCGTCATCGGTCTCAGACATACGGTTACTCTTATCGGTACGCTTCTTGGTTACCTCCGTTACCTCACCGGTCTTCTTATTAACTTTCTTAACAGTATAGGTAGCATCATCAGCTCTCTTATAAATAAGAGCACCTTCAGGCCTGCTTGGATCATACCATTCTTTACCCGGAAGGTTTGGTTTGGGTGTTCCCTGTCTCTTATCGACAGTAACCTCTCCTTTGGCTCTGGATATAAGTGTAGAAGCACCGCCATATTTGATTTTACCGTTCTCATCAACTTTGATCTGATACTTCTGCTTTAATGCCTGAATGTTATTATCTTTTTCGCTCTGCTTGTAATCAAGATGGTGTTTCTCAGCATCAATAACAACCATACTATGTCGTACAGCACGGGCCAGTTCGTCATCAGTAGCTCCGATAATAGTCATATCGGTTATCAGATTAGAGATTTTACCCATCTCCGTATCAGTTTTTCTCATAAGCTGATACTCTCTGCCGTCTCGATACCAGTGCTCCTTACCATCAGAACCAATTTTCTTCTCACCCTGGTAATTCATCTTAGGATCAAAGCCCTCAAGTCCTTCAAGGGGTGGACGACTAGCAATCTTGACTTTTCCAGCTCTATCATGAGTCGGAATGCACATTACTGTATCACCGTCAAAGTCAGCGCCTGATAATCGCTCGGCAACTTTACTGTTAATGCCAATCGCATCGATAGAATCTTTACCAATCATCTTGATGGCTTCTTTGTTTTTGTTATTAACCGTACAGATTGGAATCTCAAAGGTTCCGCCATGAGGATATCTAACCAAGGCAAGTCTACTTCCATCCGGATAACCAGGTGCGTACACTTCTTTCTCGCTCAGAGACGTAACTGGAAGAATAACATGATACTTCTGTCCAGGAAGTGCTGCAGCTTTAAGATGCACAGCTGCAGAATCACAACTGCTTGCGAATTTATCAAGATAGTATTTCTTTACGGTTGGATTTGTCAGCGCCATAATAGCTTCATACTCTGCCTGTTTGTCTGCTTTCGCAATACCGAGCTGTTTTTCAGCCATGGCTTTACTCTGCTTCGACAAGAACTGTGACGGTAAAGCATCTTTCCATTCAGTCCAGTCGCCTTCATCGGATCGCTTATTAATAAGGCCGAGCTTCTTCTTACCATTTTCGTCGGTATACCAATACTGCCCGCCTTGATCGGCATCTTTAATAAGAGAGCCGAAAGGGTTGTCCGGATCTGGCTTTACATCTTTAAGAACTTCCAGTTTTGGAACACTTTTTGACTTATTGGTGTTAAATATAACGTCAACACCTGGTGGAAAATCCTTATCGTCTTTGTAAACTGCCATACCTTTGATGTATTTCTTACCGTCAACCATGATACGCACCTGAGAATATTTAGATTCACCAAGGGAAAGATCCGGAACATTTCTTCTGAGTTCTACAGTTCCATCTATGTCGATACCGCCATCTTCTTTGTAGCGAATCATAAGTCGCTTAGAATCTAAGCTTTCAGGATATGTGAATTTCTTCTCGTAAGTTTTTCCATCATCTCTGGAAATATAATCGGTAACCGTCTTGACCTTATCGTAATCGTAGATTGCGCTATGCGGAGTTCCTGGAGTACAGAGAACCCTCTGAGTAGTCATCTGACCTTTATTCGTAACCTGTGAGAATCGACCTCCATACACTTCGTAATTGCCTTCAGCCTGTAATATAAACAATGCCTGATCCAATTTTTCTTTTGTAATCTTCAGATCATTATTTACACCAGCTCCAACATCAACCATACCTTTTTTGTCAACCTGATCCTTCAAAAACTTAGCTGTCTCTCTGGCCTGCTTCATTCTTGATTCAGAATTCGGATCGAGGAGTGATCGAACTGATGATTCGTTGATTCCCATTTTTCGACCGATCTCAGAGTTGTTCATTCCTTCCTTGTCCCTGAGACGTTTGGCTGTAGCGACCATATCTGATCTACGCTCATCTTTTGCGATCGCATACACTGTTCGGAAATCAGTAGAGTTGTAACCAAGAGATTTTGCGATTGCGTTATCGCCAGTCCATTTCTTACCATTTTCATCAGTATATGTAAAACCAGATTTTCGCATCTGCTCCACACGACCTAAGAAGTCGCGTGAACTTTGATATGGATCTTGCCCCGATCCCCAAGGATATCTCCCCGAACGGCGAGGCATACCATAATGAGCCAGATATTCCTCATCTGTCATAGAGGCTGACCCTAAATATGATTCGATTTCTTCTGCTATCGGATTCATCGGTTACGCCTCCTCTTCGTCATATTCTGCTAGAATTTTATCAAGATGTATGATCTGATCCATGATGTGGAGAATTCTATCAGCATCTGGCCTATGTACTAAGATCTCGTCTGTTTTATATACTCTGAGTTCTACACCATCCAAGTCGCCTGGCTTTACACGGTATTCCAAGCAGAATAAAGCAGCATATATCTCAAGCTGTTCGATATGTTCCTCAATGTTTCCTGATATTCCTGTTTTCAAATCATGGATTCTCAAGAAATTATTCCGAAAAGATATAGCGTCTGCGGTACCGAAAAAATGCTCCGAATAAAATAAGACAACCTCTGTGTTCATCCTGAATCCAATAGCATCATTTACATATGCGTACAAAGTTTTCTTAGATCGAGGCTGTCTAATTCCTAAATCGATCGTAGTTTTTGCCCAAGCATGAAGTTTCGTTCCCATTACAGCGTTTTGTTTGTTACGGTACACCTTTAAGATCTTGTCGTCGTCATATCGAAGCCATGCGCTTGAGCTGGCACTAAACGGGGCATGTAGACCTTCAAGCTTTGAATGATTCACGAAGTTCATCTAAAACATCCTCCTTATTTTCTGGGTAGATAAATCGTGAAAATGACATGGCGTTCATTTTTGCAACATAGTAATCCTGATTCGGACGATGTGATGCCGTAGCACTTTTCTTAACTTCCAGAGTCGCCCACTTGTCTTTGTATAAAACAAGAAGATCGGGGATTCCCTGAATATCGCTCGAATCCAGTTTGGTTACGATGCAACCAGGAAATATAGCTCTAAGCTCTTTTTTCAAATCTGCCTGAAACTTATTTTCTTTCATGAACTCTTTCTCCTTTCATAGAGATGGACCCTCTGAGACTTGAACCCAGGACTACCGGCTTATGAGACCAGCGTTCTACCGACTGAACTAAAGGTCCATAAAAATAAAAAGATAATACATTGACCGATTTTGGCCGATATATTATCTTCTCTCTATAAAAGGGGATGTTATTTTCACGTGTGAGTTTTTCGACACAGTGGTTAAGTTATGCGTTTGAAATGATAACCTTTGTGTGACACTCGATTGTTTTGCTGTTTCAAAATATCTTTAATGGCCGTCGGACTGCCCCCGATGTCTTTAGCACATTTTTCTACGGACTCATACGTTTCTCCGGTTTCGATAATCTGTACTCCAATTCCTGGACGTCCTCGCTGATCCGTGCGGACTTCAGATTCTTCACCGGCTTTTGAAATATGGAACCCATGACAAGTACAATATCCTTTACCGCCATTCACAACTCTGCTGACGCAGGACGCATTGCCGCCAATCGCATCGGCGCAAGCTTTGATAGAATTGAATTCTTCACCGGTTTCCAATATCTTCACCGGAATACCATTTCGTTTGGTGTCAAATTCCCCCATAGAATCTCTCCTTTCTGCACCAAAAAAAGAGCACTTGTAAACCAAGCGCCCTCATGGGTTATCTGTACATATGCTCGATATAGATTAGGTCTTCAATCCGGCAGCCTAATGCTTTGGCAATCAGAAATAATCTGTCGAGGGTTGGGGATGTCACTCCATTCACATAATTACTTATAGTCCCAACCGATATGCCAGTTTCTTCAGACAGGTCATCATATGTGAAGCCTTTCCGCTGCATCATAGAATATAATCTTATATGTGCGTCCATATGAAATTCTTTAGGGCTCATGTCATCCCAACTATTCGGGAGTCGTCTTCGTGTCTGACGGTAATTGTCATAAATATACTGCACCCCATTTTTCATGGTGATCAGAATATCATAACGACTCATCTGTTTGATATCGGCAATCTCATCAAAGTCCGGATTGAAGTAGTCCAAGAAATCCTGCCACAGATATTCATCGTCAATCCATTGTTTTCTTAATTCGCTCATTTCCGTCACCTCAATCAATAAGTTGAATAAATGGAGTTAATTCTTCAATGTTGCATCTCAAGGCATAGCTTAAATTCATAAGTGCCTTCAACGTAGGCATACGCTGACCTTTTAAATATTTACAGATTGACTCCCTACTCAAATGACTCCTTCGTGCCAGCTCACTTTGATTCATATGTTCCGATCTCATAATATAGCCCAAGTTGCCTGCAAACGATTCGATAAGCTCCTGTTCAGTCATAGAATCTCCTTTCTTTATTGTACGTACAATAAATGGTGGTACTGTAGTACAATGTATATTAGCTATACGAAAAATTCAATTTTTTAAATAAATAAGATAGCTAATTAGATCGGTACTACAGTACCATGATGAAAATAGCCATTTTAGGCCATTTTTAGCCTATTTTGGGCTAATTTCCGACTTTTTGTACGTACAATAATTCAATACGCTGATTTTTTGTACGTACGATAATTCATTTCGACACAATGATCTGCATCAACCACTTCTGATTTTTTGTACGTACAATAATTCATTTTTACCATTTTTTGTACGTACAATTAATCCCATTTCATAAGTTTTCGGTACTCCGATTTGATGCCATCTCTCACGATTTCAGACACATTTTTTCCAGTCTGTTCGCTAATATATTTAAGTGTACTGGCATCTCCGATGGACAAACGTACATTTAAACGATAATCTTTAGAGATTTCTTTCTTCGGTCTCCCTTTCTTTTTACTCAATTTTATTTTCCTCCGCTCGACACCCTCTTATCACAACCATACTATTACGATTATAATCGTTAACAATATCATAGGTACAATCAGGTGGTAACACCAATACCTTGTCTTTTGGTGCGTTTAAATCCTCGTACAGTTTCTTTTGTAATTTCGCAACATCTTCCGGCGAACGCCTTACGACTGGCTTTAGTATAAATATCATCTCATTACCCTCCAAATCTTCCCGGTCCGTTTATCCTTAACTACGAACCTCTCTTCAATATGAAAATCTGCAGCGTCACAAATGGCAAATATAGCGGCGAGTAATTTATTGAGTCGTTCCTCCGAATCATTTTCTCTACGTTTGTACCTATTTGCTTTGTCCACCGATGATACAGCATCAGCGTTCATAATAGCTTGATATGCAGTAGGGTCCAGACAACCAGACCCATTCCGCTTTAAATCATTTTTCATTATTCTTTGAAATATCCTCCATATCTATCTGCGCTGGTTCCAACCGGATTCCACCATATTCCCATAGATCTTCTTTGAGCTTATCCATATCCAATTCACCGTCTTCCCAACGTCCATAATACTCCAGAACTTTATCCACGAATCCCGGAAGTCGTTCACGATATGATTTAGGCCAATAGTGATCCATGAGTACTTCTAATGGCAGAGTGAGAACTAACGCCAGTACAGTATTAACAGTTTCTTCATAAACTTCTTTCTTAGTCTCGGCAATCTTAGCCCCGATCTTTTCTTGAACGATAGCGTCCAGCTGCGCCTGAGTCAGGTTGTAGGTTACAGTATGAGCTTTCTCCTGTTCTCGCTTCATACGTCTCATTTCTGCTCTATTCATTTTCTGCTCTCCTGAGAATTTCTCCGTCCATGCTACACCACTGAACCTTATCTGATAAAATATCCTTCAAATTTGCTTCTGTGTATAATTGGGAATTACATGTGGATACCAGTTCGGATAATTCACCTGCTTCAAACCCCTCTTCCGGAATAATCATAACTTCATGAATGGATGACGGGAGAACATAAAAGTTACCACCGACGATATCACCAATTTTCTTCCGAATGCTCTTATGCAATATCATACTGGCTCCGTTCATCTGATTGCCCTTAGTGAGTGTCAGCATCGGTAACTGACCGCTCTCCATACGCGCTTTTCTATTGAATAAGTTAATTGAGAATAATGGCTTATCAAGGAAAAGTGCCTCGATAAGATCCTCAGTGGTAAGTAATACCGGTTCATAATTCAGATCACTTAACATGGCATCTTTATGTAATGTCTGAATATCAATACCCAAAACGTTCATCAACTCCGGAGTAAACATCAGATTACCCAGTTTTTTTTCTGATTCATACAAGGTAGCCATATAAACCAGAGCGAAATCGCCAATATGAGTTACAACTTTTCCTTCCAATAAATTACGACTGAAATCAGGATCATAAATACGAATCTGCAGTTTGTCTTTGAGATCTTCATAACTGTTAAAATTCAACATCATAGCTAATCCTCCTTATCGTTCTGTATGGATATAATTTTAGTTTACATAATAGTTGCTGCTAAGATGATTAAAAGCAGACCTTTGATCTGATCTGCTTTATCCTCCGCTACTAAATATTCAATTACTCCAAATACGACGCTTAATATAGCTAAAATATGTAACATTAATTCTCCTTTTATTTATCTGGTTTAAGAGTTACCGAAACAGAACCGTTACCCGGTTCGAGTAACTGTATTTCTCTATTCAATATTGAAGAATCAAAAAAGTAATGAAGTAAGCTATCTGTGCGGAATGTTCCAATGTATGTTGTTGATTCGTGAATAACAACCGTCTCATTATTTTTCAAGATCCCAAGTATATCTATTAAAAGTATCTGTTTCATAATACTCTCCTTTTAATCCAACAACGCTGTATCAATAATCTGAAAATTAGCTCTGTGAATATAAAGAGCTTTACCATCAATCATCAATTTTGTCATTTTAGGCAAGTCTTTAGGAATCTTCCAATATACCTCATCTCCTGAATATGCTACGATAGGCTGTCCAAGCTGACTTTTAATTACTACCACTCGTGCCTTACCAAAATAATTCTTATATTTATTCACGATACCTGCTACATATGTATTATCGGAAAGCTTACCAGTCGACTGACTGTAAATATCAGTTTGTACAAAGTCTACGTCAGGCTGCAGACCATCCTGCTCAAATATACATGTATCTCCACAACTCTGAATTTCTTTGCCATCAATATTGATCGTGATCACTGACGACATCTCGTATCCCGTAACAACTGATCCGTCACTACTGTAAGAAGTCGTCTCAACCGGATTGCCCTGAATATTAATTTTATCTCCAGTGGTGGTCATAACTTTTGAGCCATAGTTATCATAAGTACGGATCGTGTAGCCATTACCTACGAGATTTCCTTTGATCTCATTAATAGTGTCATCCAGCACCGCACAGCCTGTAACTCCGCCAATAAGGCAAAGACACATAACTGTGAGTAAAATAAGTCTGAGTTTTTTCTTCATTTTTAAATTTTCCTTTCCTACTTTAATTATGTTTTCTTTCGTGCCATACTCTGAGTTGAACTGGACGAAGTGTATTCTGTCCGCTCATTTTTCGTTTGTTATTTTTAACACAACGAGCTCCAGAACCAGAATTCATAAACCATCTAACGAATCGCCTGAAACTTCTGTATTCGCCATTCATTACTCTTCTTTGGTTACGTCTCATACACGATTCCTCCTCATCTACAAAGACTCATCATGCCGCATATAGCAGCTGTACATAATATAACAACTTTACAGATATCCCGACTGTTCGCATACCACCATGCTGAGAACAGGTCGATGAATATAAATACTGCTAACCAAATTTTTAATGAAAATATCATTTCGAATCCTCCTCTAAGATCTGTTTCTTAATGTCTTCATCAAGTTCTTTAGCAATGAGATCATGAACAACTTTCCCAACACTAAAATTCATGG